CACTACCCCCAACGATGTCGGGGTGAAGTGTGACCCCACCCATACCCCACCCGTCCCGCCGTCCCTCGCGCCGGCCCACCTACCACCACCCCCCACCCAAGAGGGGTCCCCGCGCGCGTTTTTGATAGCACACGCCCGTACGTTTGTAAATTTTTTGGGGTTTAGCGGACTGAAAACCGCAGTTCTAGCGGTAATTACCCTCTTCTTAGCCCTTTTTGCTCCTGAATGACGGAAAGTTGTGTAGAAAGTCTGTACGTTCAGTCCATTTTATTCCAGGTATATAAAAAAATTCTCCCTTTTGTGGGTTTTCAGCAGGTAAGGGGGATCTTTTTGCTGCGCTTGGTTCTGTCCTTGTGGGAGCGCCTGTGGGGTAAAGTCTTTAGCCTCCCCCCACGCTTCGTTGCTCAAAGACAACAGGTGGCCGTAGCCAAGATTTTTAGCCGACACCCATAAAAAGATATTTATTTACTCTACGTATCACATATTTAAACGGTGTGGCTAACCGTAGTGGCGTTTTTGCATGGGGAGTCGGACCCCGTTTCCGGCCACGAATACCATTCCGGACGCTCATGCTTTATGTTCCGGGTCTAGGTCTTGCTTGCCTTGTAGCTTCCCAGCTGTAAGGACTTCCTCAATTACGTATCAGGAGATTATCACCCTATCGAGCGTTCCGCAACCTCTGTTGCCACTTTTCTGCACTTTTCTTTGCCTGGGCCAAAAGCTGTGCGTCAGTCAGTTCTTTCTTGGGCTTCAGGTCTTTGCGCCTTACAATGCTTCCAGATGTTCCGAGCTTCTTACCCATGAAATAATTATAGCATTTAGTGTTGACAAATACGATCAATGCAGATAAAGTGACTCTACCTACTACTAAGGAGAGTAATTATGGAAGATTCCATTACCCGTTGGGGTATTGAAGAAAAGCCCTACACAGGTGGATCAGACGACAGTCGGTGGCAGTAATGGCTGAGATGACTGAAGAAGAATGGTTTAAGTACGGCTGGGAGAAGGGTTTTTGTTCCGCACCCCACTGCTACACCCATGATGGGCTGTTTATGTCGCTTACAGAGGCAGAAATCTTTGATGAGGGTTCTGACCCCTGTATCCACATTATTCGGCTTTATGACGACCCGCTTCATGGTCGAGAGATCGAAGAGAACAATTCACCCGCATACTGGAGGGCAAGTAACCTTGGTTGGACACGTAATGCCTGATTTTGAAGAAATGAAGCGTTCTGTAGCTCGTGCTATTGATGAGCGTTCCGAGCGTTCTGCAGTTCGTGCCTCCGATGATTGGGAAGCTAAAGCTATGGAAGCAGAAAAGAAGCTAGAAGAACTCCGCAAGCTTAATTGGGAGCTGAAGGAAGAGCTTTTGGATATTAAGTACGAACTTCATCGTATTGCCAACCGGCAGATCCCAAGAATCTAGTTATGACTGTTAAACAGGCTCGTTTCTCTATAAGCAATATAGAAGACAGGTTGCGCGACCCCGAACAAAGCGATGAGCAATTCGCTGAGTCAATCGGGGCGAGCAGAAGTAAGTTGAAAAACTGGAGGAGAAACGGAATTAGGCTGTATGCTGCAGATAGGTTAGCAATTAGCCTTGGTCACCATCCAAGCTATTTTTGGCCTGAATACTGGGACATCCCCACACTAACCCCTCAACCCGATATAGTTAATACTCAGGAGGAATTATGAACACAATTGTTCTTATCGGAAACCTTGGACAAGATCCAGATTTGTCATTTATCCCTGGCGGTAAAGCCAAGGCTCGCTTCAGTGTCGCAGATACACGAGAAGTAAATGGCGTTAAAGAAGTAACATGGCATCGTTGCGTAGCCTGGGGTAAGACAGCTGAGAACATCGCTTCGCTGTTTACCAAGGGTCAGCGGGTCATCATTACTGGCCGCTACAAAGTAGATGAATACACCGGCAAAGATGGGGTCAAGAAGACCAACATGGAGATTGTTGTTGATGATTGTGGGCAGAGCATCCGCTTTGATCTCCCAGTCGACAGCCGCGGTAAGTTTAGTTCCAACTCTGCCCCACAATCGTTGCCAGGAATCGATGAGGAAGAACCCTTTTGATTGGATGAAGGAAGCCTCTTGTCGGGATATGGGTCCTGACATTTGGTTCCCTTCTGACCCCCAGGGAAAAGATTTTTTTGCTTACGCAAGAACAATTTGTAATGAATGCCCAGTCAAAGAAGACTGTTTAGAATACGCACTAAGTTATCCATCAGTAGAGGATTCTACTGGAATGTACGGAGGATTATCACCATGGCAAAGGGAGACTATTCGTCAGAACCGTTTGACGAAGAAACCAACCACAAACAACTCGTCTGGGAAGAGTTCCTTGCTAAAGCCGTCGAAGCCGGTAATAAAGCAATCGAATACCTTGAGCTCGCAGACTACGACGACGACGAAACAATTAGTGACTCAGAACTTGAAGAGATCTACAACGAGCGTTGGGAAACCACCGGAGATGTCGTCGTTTCAGCTTACAACTTCTTGTGGCCTGAGATTGAATCACTGGCAGTCAAGCTGGGAGTCCCATTCGAACCCGAGATTTTCCACCTCGAAAGCTAGAATCATAGATATTAATATGCAAACACCAAAACAAACAAAACTCCTCCTCAATGCTACAAAACCAGCACCTGAGACACCTATTACTGCTCAAGCCCTAGCTGGCGTTATTGCAGCAGGTTGGCCTGATCCATTGCCCGAACATATTGCCTCTGCTATATTTATGGGGTGTTCATATGTGATGAACCTCGGGAAAATAGCATTTGATGCGGGAACACTAACCGCAGAGGAAAATGCTGCAATCCAGGGAATCTCAGAACTATCAATGCAAATTTGGAAAAATATCTACGATCAGGTAAAAGCTTAAATGGAAAATCCCACACCGGAAGAAATACGCGAAAAGAGAATTAGTAACATTCTTCCCTATGCGTTCACACCGGAAAACGCTGCAGAAAACGCACGTAAGTCAGCAGCGGCAAGGGAAGCAAACAAAGCTAAAAACAAGCATGTACGGCAGGGCTACAGCAAAGAAATCATTAAAGCCCAAGAACAGCTCAAATTGCTTGGTCTAACCAAACTTGATGAGGTAATCCCACGAGATGACCTACCTAAAGTATCTATCGCTATCATGATGGATCACGCATTGCGTGTATTAGGTGGGGAGTGGGAAATTAAATCCGCTGAAGAAGCAACCAAGATTGCAAAAATTTGGCATGACATCTTGCGTCTTGAAATGAACCAAGCAACATCTATTTCAGGTACACAATCAGAAACCCCAGAGACAAGGCAGAACCGACTAGAAGAATTGCGTCTTGAAGCCAAGCGCCGTGTCGAAGGTGGTTTAAGGGCTGTCGCCGGTGATTCATGAGTCAGCTTTTATCGGATGAAGAGTTTTCTCTTTTATCCACCAGAGAACAGGATGAGTACCTCAAGCTTCTTGAAGAGGACATGTCGGCATGGAGCCTTCAGGGTAACGAAAGGCAGCTACGGGCTAATATCCTACTGTCTAAGGTAGATTGGCTTTTATACGGCGGTGCTGCCGGTGGTGGTAAGTCTGAGCTGCTCGCCTATCACGTTCATCAATTAAGCATGATGTATCCAGGGCACAGAAGCCTTCTTATCCGTACTTCTCTCCCTGAGCTGCGTCGATCACTGATTATCCGTACTCAGGTAAGATACGCACAGGTTGAAGTAGATGCCACCCTAAGAAGTGTGGATAACGTCAAAGCCTGGTGGTATGGGAACGGCAGCATCATCGAGTATGGCTATTGTGCCCGAGATGAAGATGTAGGGCAGTTCATGTCTGCTGAGTACGACTTTATTGGTTTTGACGAAGCAACACAGTTTACCCCCTACCAAATGCTTATGATCTCGGGTCGTCTGCGTACAAGCAAGAAAATGGCTGCTTCGGGTGTAAGAACCCACGTTATGTTCGCCACCAACCCTGGTGACCGTGGACATACATTTTTGTATCAAATGCTTGTAGGGCCGACACAATACGGCAAATACGCTGTAGTTTATGATGTATCCAATGGATTTGAAGATCCACCAATTGTGAGGCTAGTTGAGTTACCGGATGATCTTGAAGAACTACAAAAGCTGGAAATTGACCACGACCCCAACGATCACCTGGTTGTTGCCTTTGTTCCCTCTACTGTTGTCGATAACCCGCATATTGATCCGACTTACAAAAAGCACCTCTCGATGCTCCCCGAAACCGAAAGACGACAAAAGCTCCTCGGGGACTGGGACACGTTTACGGGACAGTACTTCGTTGAGTTTCAACGCAACATTCATGTCGTCCCGCCATTCCCGATCCCATCGACGTGGCAGAAATTTCGCGGTATCGACTTCGGAACAGCTAACCCTTTCTGCTGCTTATGGGGCGCGCTGGATCCGTCAGACGGAACTATGTATATATATCGGGAAGCATACGCTAAGGGTCTTACTGCAGCAGAGCAAGCCAGGCATATCAAGAAACTCTCAGTAGACCACGAGAACAGTCCTGAAAACTTTTCGATGAGCGTAGGTGACCCATCTATGTTCAACAACACTGCAGGTACGGGAACTACGGTTGCAGGTCAATACCAGACCAACGGGGTCATAATTACCAAAGCTAAGAATCAACGTGTTGGCGGTTGGCAGAACACTAGGCGCTATCTCGCTCCAAGCCCTGTAGACCAGGTTATCCGTCTAAAGATATTCGATAACTGTGTCAACCTTATTCGCACCCTCCCTATGATGAGGCATGATCGCACTAATCCTGAAGATCTTGATACTAAAGACGAAGATCACGCAGTTGACGCTTTGAGATATTTATTGGGCTGTCGGCCCTATGAAGTCCACAAACGCGCATCTAAGAAGTATGCTGAAGGTGCAGATGGTCGAGTCCAACGATACATGGAAAAGTTGGATAAGATGGGTAAAAGAACCAAAAACGTGAGGTGGTAAAATGCTACTAGTAGAACATTATTTATACTTGCCAGGATGTTGCGGGTTTTGCCATAGCGTAAACCTCCCAACAATCGACACAGGTATCGATCTGGACCATATCAACAGCCCAGATGACCCCAACCCAGGGGCTAATAAGCTTTTGTATGTTTGTGCTGATTGCGCTCTGGAAATGGCCCGTATGGTGGCTGAATCACGGAACTTGCAGATAGTAACTGCCGGATCTACGCAAACCCTTAGCGATATGGTTCAACAGCTATCAGAGACTAACCTGAAGTTTGTGGCTCGCATTGAAGAGCTAGAGAACGCTCTACGAGTAATACAGGAAGTCAAGGCTACCCCTGCTCCTGAGTCTGCCCCAACCAAGAAACAGTTTAAGGTTGCATCGCCAAAGGACGTTGAAGTATGATATGGTTAGCAATAGTAGCGCTCGGTAATATGGGCGTTGTAGTATGGTTGGTTCGTGAGAACCGGAGATTAACACAAATGGCAGTTTCAAAGCACACGGGCGACTTCACAGCGATGGTCCGAGCCGAACGCCCTGTTGCTGCTAAAAAAGAAAAGAAAAAAGAAGAAGAAGCCTACCATACCTGGCGATCCCCCTCTGAAGGCGTAGCACCATGAAACCTTGGGCCCCACCCGTTGCAGCAGATGTCATTTCAATGTGGCAGAAAGCTGACCAGTACCTTGTAAAAGAACGTCGTGACTATTGGATGAACGCATCCTATTACGCCTCTCACCAGTGGATTTGGTGGGACTTTACTCGCAACATCGTACAAGAACTTGACTATGCGAACGAATCTGAACGGGCTTCTCGAATCACGATTGATAAATATGGTCCCCGTACCAGAAGCCTTCTAGCACGACTAACCCGAACACCTTTGATTTGGGAAGTACAGCCCACAGGTATGGACGATTCCTCAATGCGTCGCCAGCGCCTACAGGAGTACATCTTGATGGGTGAGCAAAACCATAGCGATTGGGAAGACATCCGAGAAATGGCTCTTCTACAAACATTGTTTGGTGGAGCTAGCGCAGTAGCTGTGGACTGGGATCCCGATAAAGGTGAAGATTACCTCATGGATCCGCTTTCAGGTATTTCTGTACCCACAGGCGGCATTAGGTTGACACCACTGGGTATTAGTGAATTTACCCTTGAGCCAGGATCTCAGAATGTAAAGGACGCTCGCTGGTGGATTAGGTGTACAAGCCTTCCCCCCGAGCAAGTGCAAGAAAGATACAACCTCGATGAAGTACCTCAACCCGATGCTGAAGCTATGCTTTCTTCTCGGCACCGCAGTATTTTGTTACGCCGTCCTGGCGGTGCGCCGCCAAGAACAACCCTCGTCTACGTCTACTACGAACGGCCCACCACGCGCGGTCCGGGATGTGTGGTTCATGTAGTTAACGGGAAAATCGTTCTCATGGAAGAGAAGTGGCCATTCCCCTTCAAGCAGCTTAACCTTTCGCTGTTTAGGCAGAACAAGATCCCTAATAGCTGGGTAGGTCACACACTGCTTACACCAGCACGAGATGTCCAGTACTCATACAACCGTGCTCGCTCTACAATCCTTGAACACATGCGGAAAGCTGCAAATGCCCGCCTTATGATACCTGCAGGATCGGTTGATGATGCTGACTCTATTACCATTGATCCTGCTGACACTCTGGAATACAATAGTGAAATTGGTGAACCGCACTGGCAAATGGCACCTGAAGTCCCCCGCTGGATTTCAGGAGAAGCGGCACAACTAGAAGCCGAGCTTGACGACATTTTCCACACCCACCAGACAACTCGTGGAGAAGCACCAGGAGATCGCAACAGCGGTCTAGCTTTGGCGTTGTTGGCTGAGAAGGATGACACCCCACTTGGACCTATGGCTAAAGACCAGTCTATTGGTTGGGGCAATATCGGACAAATGGCCCTCATGCTTTACCGTATGAATGCTATGAGCTCGGGCATTACCCGCAAGGTCATGTTGATCACCGAGAACGGTGTTCCACACGAAGTAAGCTGGGGCCCAGACGACATTGACGAAAAGCCGACAGTTATCGTACCGATGGACGCAACTATGCCTCGAAGCAAGATTGCCACACAGTCGATGATTGCAAGTCTTGCCCAGCAGTTCCCTGCTGTGTTCCAAAACGTCGATGCTCGCTCCTTGACCAAGATGCTGGATCTCCCAGATCCCAAGCAGTTCTTGTCACAACAAGACCCTGACATTGCTAAAGCTCAATGGGAGAACGGGCTGCTTATGCAGGGTATTGCGGTCATTCCTGAAGACTTTGATGTTCATGACGCTCATATCATGGTTCACAACACGGAACGCAAGTCACCAACATATGAACTTGCTTCTCCGGAAATCAAAGAAATGATTGACATGCACATCCTCGCCCACATGCAAATGCTGACTAATGAGACTGCGGCAACAATGGCTCAAGAAGATCAGTCAACAATGGGCGAGATGCAAGATCCTGGCGTAATGGCTGCGTTGAATGCCGGAGTTGGTCTACCCATGATGGAAGACTCAATGGCTGATGACCCAGCAATTATGGCCGCACAAGGAAACATGCCGATGGAGGCACAAATGGACCCTATGATGGGACAAATAGAACCTACAATGATGGAGCAAATGCCCATGAATGAACAAGGAGGAATACTCTAATGTCTGATATTGGAGATACCAATTTTAGTGACTATGTAGAAAGTGCTGACGCACCTGCAGAGGACACAAGCAACCTTAACTGGGAAGAGAAATACCGTTCTGAAGTACAGGACCGTATTAAGGAACGGGAGCGCTATAAGCCAATCCGTCAAGTATTTGACCGTATGCACCCAGATGATGCTGCAGCCGTACAAGGCTTTGCTAATGCCTGGGCT